CGAGCAGGTCGCAAACTTGGTGGATGAGCCCACGCTTCGCACTGTCGGCTTCGCCGGCGCCGACCTATTCCGCGACCAGGCCAAACAAAATGCGCTCGCCAATAAAAAGACCGGCGTGCTGTTCGATAACATCATCGTGAAGCGCCTGGAGGAAGAGTCGGACGGCGGCAAGAGGCAGGTCTACCTGGTCACGGTTCGAAGCGGCACATCGTCGAGCCCGGGCGGGTACTACTGGCGCTGGGTGGAGAACGGGCACAAGTTTGTCCCGCCGAACCGGAATATCAGCGCACGGACCGGCCGCACGGTTGGCTGGGCTGCGCATCGCCGCGAGGCTCAACGGGTGGCCGACCTGGAGTTCGGGAATAAGCGGGCGCGCGCATACCCATTCATGAGGCCGGCCTATGAGGGGCGGAAGAACGAGGCAGTCGACCTGATGACGCGCACGCTGGCCGAGCTAATCGCAAGGAATTCGTAATGACCCCTGAAGACCACATCGACGCCGTGCTGCAGAGCCTGGCGGGCGGCCGCGTGTTCCCCGACGTGGCGCCGCTCGACACCCCGACGCCGTATGTCACCTACCAGGCGGTGGGTGGCGCGCCGATCAATTTTGTCACGGGCGAAAAGCCAGCGAAGCAGACGCACCGCATGCAGGTCAACTGCTGGGCCGATAGTCGCATCGAGGCGTCCGAGCTGGGCATGCTGGTCGAGGGCGCGATGCGCTCTGCCACGCACCTGCAGGTCGAGGTGCTGACTGGCCGCGCCGCCAACTACGACGAAGAAACGAACTGCCGCGGGACCATACAAGACTTCAGCATGTTCTGCTGACCGAGCAATCGCTCCTCCCTAAGCCGCCCCGAATATCCGGGCGGTTTTTTTACGCCCGGAAACGGGCTTTTTTCATTGAAAGGCCCTTCACATGGCTCTGAGTTTGCCCACCGGCACCGCTTACGCGGTCGCCACCGCCTACGCTGCTGCTATCAGCGTCACCGCCGCCACCAACGCTGCCGAGACTGTCCTGACCACCGCGGCCAACACCTTCGCCATCGGCGACTACCTGGAATACGTCGGCGGCTGGAGCCGTATGACCAATCGCGTGTTCCGCGCGAAAGCAGTGGCCGGCACCTCGGTCACGCTCGAAGGCATGGACACAACCGAGGTGAACCTGTTCCCGGCTGGCATGGGCGCCGGCAGCCTGCGCAAGATCTCGACCTGGATTCCGATCCAGCAGGTGCTGACGGCCGAGCCGGCGGGCGGCGATCCGAAGTACGTGTCGGTCAGCCTGCTCGACAACGAGAACGACATCAACATTCCTGACGGCTACAACGCACAGAGTCTGGCGATGACGATCGCCGACGATCCGGCGCTGCCACACCACGCGGCCCTCAAGAAGATCGCCGACTCGCGCAAGATCGCGGCCCTCAAGGCCGAACTGCCGAACGGCAGCAAGATCCTTTTCAATGGCTACATTTCGTTCGACGAGACGCCGAGCATGGCGAAGGGCAGCGTCATGGCGATCAAGGCTGGCTGCGCGATGCAGAACCGCCCGGTCCGCTATTCGGCGTAAGAGTTTTGCCAGCTCGCTCACGCGGGCATTTCCAACCGCGGGGTCGCACCTCGCGGTCTTTTTTTCTCCCCCCACTGAAAGACAAAAATCATGGCAACCAAAGCTACCAAAATCGTCCTGGGCAAGCGTCCGGAGTCCTTCAAGAAAACCGTGCAGGCCACCATGCTGGACGGCTCGACCGGCTGCATGGAGGTCGAATTCAAGTACCGCAGCCGCACCGAGCTGGCCGAGCTGACTGACGAGATGCAGGCCAAGTTGAAGGACGAAGCTAACGTCGAGATCGAGCGCTTCAATGCCGCGGTCGAGAAGGCCAAGCAGTCCGGCTCGCCGATCCCGGAATTCACCATGACCCAGGGCGAGATCGTGAAGCGGCAGACTGCGGTCGCCGTCCAGTACATCCAGGCCATTGCCCTGGGATGGAACCTGGACGCCGAGTTCGACAAGGACGGCATCGCCGAGCTGGTCGACACGCTGCCGGCCATGGCCGACGCGCTCAAGGACGACTACCGCGCCGCGATCAACGAAGGCCGCCTGGGAAACTGACCGACATCGCCGAGGCCATGTACCGGCCAGGCCTTACGAAAAAAGACCTGGCCGAGATGGAAGCGGCGTGCCTGACGCCCGAGGATTTCCCGGAGGAGGTCGTCGAGGTCTGGCCGGAGAACTGGCCGGCCTATTCACTGTTCGCCTTCATGCGCACGCAGTGGCGCTCGAGCGGGATGGGCGTCATCGGCTTGGACTACGGGCCGCTGTATAGCAAAATGGACCGGCTGGGCCTGGAGCCCGAGGCGTACGACGACCTCGAGGCTGACATCCAGGCGATGGAGTTCGCAGCGATCGGCGCCATGAATGACCGGGACGAATAGGCACCAATTCTGGAGCCGTCCTTGTGCTGGTGTAACATTTCACTTCCAACATGGGAGGTGATATGCAGCGATTCATTCTGGCAGCCGTGCTCTGCCTGGCGAGCGGCGCCGGCCTGGCGGCCATGCCGTGCGATAAGCCGGAGTACCTGCAGCTGAAGTCGGCGGATAAGGCGGAGCTCCAGCAGGAGTTCTGCCGTACAACACGCATGCACGATCTAAATCTGAGACTCGAAAAGAACACGCAGAACGCTATTTCAGAGCAGGCGAAGATTGGGGCCGATACCTCCAAGAATCTTGCGGAAAGCCAGGACTGGTTGAAGGCTGCCACATCATGCTCGAGGGCAGCCGCCGAATTTGCCGGCGCGCTCGAGCGCCGCTTCAAAAGTAAGCCGCCTGCGGTGAAAGCGTGCCTGTCACCGGGCGGGATATGAGCTGACGCCAAGTCGGCTTCAACAACTGAGCCACCTTCGGGTGGCTTTTTTATTTGGGCCACGCCATGACCGACATCGTCAACAACGCAACTATCAAGGTCACGGCCGATGCCTCTGGCGTGGAGGCGGGCTTGCGCCCAGCCGTCGAAGCTGCGAATCGCACCGGCCAAGCCATCACTCAGGCCGGCCAGAAGGCGGCCGGCGCCGCGCGCGCAGTCGAGTCGGCGCAGCGCAACATCATTGCCTCGATCCAGCGCACCACCATGGCCATGGAGGCTGGCGGCCGCACCACGGCGGCGTACTACGAGGCACAGGCACGCCAGCGCAACGTCGATCCGGCGTCTCTGACGCCGTACCTCAACCAGCTGCGCGCGGTCGAGGCGGCGCAGGCACAGGCAACCGAGTCGACCCGCGCTCAGGCCGCAGCCGCGCGTGATCTGGCGCAGGCGCAAGGAAACAGAGAGTCGTACCTGGCAGGCCTGCGCGAGCAGATCGCCCTGTTCGGCAAGTCGGCCGATGAGGTTCAGCGATATCGCGCCGCACAGGCAGGAGCGGCCGACGCAGCCGATCCGTTGATCGCGCAGCTCCGCGCACTTCGTGTGGCGCAGGAGCAGGCCGCCGAAGCCGCGCGAATCGAGGCGCAAGCGCAGCGCGAGGCGGCTCAGGCGAAGGCGAACCGCGAGTCGTTTGTTGCGGGCCTCCGCGAACAAATCGCCCTGCACGGGAAGTCCGCGGATGAGGTGTTGCGATACCGCGCCGCACAGGCCGGCGCATTGCAGGAGTCCGCTCAGCTGATCCTGCAACTGCAGAACATGCGCGCCGCGCAAGAGCAGGTGGAGGCAGCTGCGCGGGCCGCGGCCGTGGCCCAGCGCGAGGCTGCGCAGGCGGACGCAGCGCGCAACAACTACTTGGCCGGGCTGCGTGAGCAGATTGCGCTGTTTGGTCTGTCGACCGACGAGGTGCACCGCTACCGTGCCGCGCAGCTAGGCGCATCGACCGCAGCGGATCCGTTGATCGCGAAGCTGCGCGACCTGCGCCTGGCGCAGGAGCAGCAGACCTACGCCACCCAAATGGAGGCCCAGGCGCAGCGTGAACTCGCTCAGGCGCAGACCTCGCGCGCATCCTTCATCAAGGGGCTCGAGCAGCAGGTCTCCGCGATCGGCAAGACTCGCACGGAAATGCTCGAACTCCAGGCTGCGCAGCTGGGGGTGACGACTGCGGCCAAGCCGCTGATCGACCAACTCCGCGCTCAGGACCAGCAGTTTCGCAACGGCGGCATGTCGGCAGCCGCAATGAATGCGGCGCTCCGCGGTGTGCCGGCGCAGTTGACGGACATCGTGGTTAGCCTGCAGGGCGGCCAGGCGCCGCTGACCGTCTTCCTGCAGCAGGGCGGCCAGCTGCGAGATATGTTCGGCAGCGCGGGTCTCGCCGCGCGTGCGCTTGGCAGTGCGGCGCTGGCACTGGTGAATCCGTTCACCGTGGCCGCAGCGGCAGGCATCACCTGGGCCGTGGCCTACAAGCAGGGTCACGATGAGACGGTGCGATATTCGCGCGCGCTGATCATGACTGGCAACATCGCCGGCACAACGGCTGGCCAAATGGCCGATATGGCCGCCCGAATGGAGGACATCAACGGCTCGCAGCGAGTGTCGTCCCAGGCGCTGGCGACCCTGGCGAGCACTGGTGCCATCGCCGGCGCCAACCTGGAGAAGTTCGGCACGGTTGCCGTAGATGCGCAGCGCGTGCTAGGCCAGAGCGTTGAGGACACCGCCAAGCAGTTCGCCGCGCTCGGAAAGGATCCGCTCACCGAGCTCCGTAGAATCGGCGATCAATACGGCTTCGTCACGACCGAGACGTATCTCGCCGTGAAGGCTGCGCAGGAGCAAGGGCGCGTGATCGATTCCGTCAGCCTGGCCCAAAATGCGTATGCCGATGGCATCGCCAAGCAAAAGGAGAAGGTGCTCCAGACCCTTGGCGCATGGGAGCGCGGGTGGATCAACGTCAAGACCGCCGCCAGCGGTGCGTGGGACGTCGTGGTGGGGTTGGCTGGCGGGCGCGAGGAAGGCTTTGGACAGCAAACCGCTGCTCTGGGCGCACAGATCAAAGCTCAAGAGGAGCGAATCGGACGCCTGAAGGCAGCCGGGAAGCGCCGCGCGGGCGACAACTACGACCCATCCAAGGATCGCGACGTGCTGGGCGCCGAGGCAATCATCGCGGCCAATCAGCGCGAGATCGACAGCATCAACAAGAAGGCAGCGGCGGAGAAGCAGGCGGCTGAAGATCAGAGCAAGGCTACGCAAGGTCAAGCAATCGCGCGTAGGATGATCGACGAGCAAAAGATTCTGAAAAGCCGTGCCGAATTGATGCGGGATGAGCTGGCGGCCGCTGAGGAGCAGGGGCGCACCTTTGGCCTGGATGAGCAGCTGGTCCAGAACCAGCTTCTCGCAATCCGTCGAAAGTACAACGACGTCTTCATCGCCGGCATTGACGCCAGCATGACGGCGCTGCGCAAACGTGGCGAGCTGGAGGACGTCCTTTCCCAGCGCGCGCTGTCGCAAATTCAGGCGCAGCGTGCCGCTGGAGAGATTACGGAGGAGGACGCGCTTCGCAGGACTGCCAGTCAGGAGCTGGCCATCATCGACCGCCAAAAGCAGAGCCTGCAGCAGCAGCTGGGCATGGCCCGCGCCAAGATCAATAGCGATCGTGAGCAGATCGACCTGCGGGGCCAGATTGCCACCCTGGGCGAACAGCGCGTCAGCCGCGAAAAGCAGCTTGAGGAAGATCTTGCTGCGGTTCAGCGCGGTCGCTCGCAGGCCAGCATGGACCTGTACATGCAGGGCGTCACGGCAGCGAATGCGGAGGCCGATAGCCTGGCTGACCAGTTGAAGGCCCAGCAACTGGCCAACGAGGAAATCGGCTTGAGCAAATCGG